CAAGGAAAGTATTACATAGTTCATTTTAAGGAACTGTTTGCTTTGGACGGTAAGAGAGCAAACATTACTGTAAATGATGTACAGAGAAGGAATCGTATTATTCAACTTCTTCTTGACTGGGGACTTATTAGTGTTGTAGATGTTAGTGGTGTTACTGATATTGCACCTCTAAACCAGATCAAAGTTCTTTCTTACAGAGAGAAGAATGAGTGGGAATTGGAGACCAAGTACAACATAGGTAAACGTAAGAAACCTGAAGGGGAGTAAACCGTACTGCCTTTTTAGAGTGAAGTGTTATAATTAGTAGTGAACGCCGAAAGGGTTCACACAACACAAACTCGCTTAGAAAAGGAGCTACTATCATGGGTAACCTAGCAAGGTATACTGCTGCCGATTTGCCACAGTTAATGGAGCGAATCCAAAGAAACAGTATAGGAGTGGATGAATATCTTGATCGTTTCTTTAATGTTCCATCACAACAGAACTATCCACCTTATAACATCATTCAGGTAAACAATGTAGAAACAAAGCTTGAGGTTGCTCTTGCTGGTTTCAAAAAGAAAGACATTAAAGTTTACACTGAACATGGTAAACTTTTTGTTGAGGGTGGTAAAGATAAGACCACAGAAGATACAGATAAATTCTATCATCAAGGATTAGCACAAAGAGCTTTCAATAGATCTTGGACTATTTCTGATGATACTGAAGTTAAGTCAGTTGACTTTGAGGATGGTTTACTAACCATTACTGTTAGTAAGATTGTACCAGAACACTATGCAAGGAAAGACTGGTTGTAAAAATTAACATTTGGGGGCTTGCAAGCCCCCTTTTTTATTGGTATAATTATAGTAGGAAGAATCGGAAAATGACTGTTAAACTGATAGTATTAAAATCTGGTGAGGATCTTATTGCTGATGCTAAAGAGATACGTGGTCCTGATGAGGAAGTAGTTGGTTATTATTTTAAGGATCCTCTTGTTCTTAAGATGTATCAGAAGGATAAACCAGTTGTTTTGAGTGAACATGAAGGTACTGTATCAGACAGTGGAACAACAAAAGCTTTTAGTTCACATGTTGGTGTAACTTTTTATCCTTGGGTTCCTCTTGCTGGTGAAAGGAGTATACCATGTTCTGCTGATTGGGTTGTTACCATAGTAGAACCACAAAAGAATTTGAAAAAACTTTACGAGGAAAAAGTAAATGGACGACCAGACGATGATCCGAATCTTAGTGTTATTAACGAATGAATACCTAATATCTCAGATTGAAGAAGTTGGATCGGAACTTGGTGAACCTGACTGTAAACTTATAGAACCATATAAGATAGTTGATGGTGAACTTGTTAAATGGTGTGAAGAATATACAGATCAGAATGAAATGATGATTCATTCTGATAAAATATTAACACTCGTTGAACCTAACGAGAAATACTTTGATATGTACTCAGAAGCGCTTGGGGGCTTTAAGTGAAATTCTACACTAACGTTCAATTAATTGGTAACCAATTTCTTGTTCGTGGATATGAAAATGGAAAACACATCATGCAGAGAGAAGAGTGGAAACCCACTCTTTTTGTGCCTTCTAAGAAGAAATCGAAATATCGTACTCTTGAAGGAGAATGTGTAGAAGAAATTCAACCTGGGTTTGTTCGTGATTGTCGAGAGTTCTATAAGAAGTATGAGGATGTAGAGGGGTTTAGAATATATGGTAATGATAGATATGTTTATCAATATATTTCTAACAGGTATCCAGAGGAACAGATCAAGTTTGATATAAAGAAGATTAAACTTGTAACGATTGATATTGAGGTTGCTGCAGAGAATGGTTTCCCTGATGTTGAAAACTGTGCAGAGGAAATGCTTCTCATTACTCTACAAGATTATGCAACGAAAAAGATTATAACCTTTGGTTCTAGACCTTATGATAATAAAGAACCTAATGTAAGATATGTTAAGTGTAGAGATGAACAACATCTTCTTCGTGAGTTCTTAGCATATTGGAGAGAGAATCTTCCTGAAGTTGTAACAGGATGGAACTCTCAAATGTATGATATTCCATACCTTGCGGGAAGGATTAATAGAATCCTTGGTGAGAAGTATATGAAAGACTTATCACCTTGGGGACTTGTAACTCAGACAGAAGTTTATATTACTGGACGTAGGAATATTAACTATGATATTGGTGGTGTAACACAACTTGATTATCTTGACTTATATAAGAGATTTACTTATACTAATCAAGAGTCTTATAGACTGGATTATATTGCCAATTATGAATTAGGTGTAAAGAAATTAGACCATAGTGAGTATGATACTTTTAAGGAGTTCTACGCTAAAGATTGGGACAAGTTTGTAAAGTATAATATTCGAGATGTACAACTAGTTGATGCTTTTGAGGATAAATTAAAACTTATCGAACTTGCCATTACTATGGCATTTGACGCAAAGGTAAACTTTATTGATATTCACTTCCAAGTAAGGATGTGGGATACCATAATTTATAATTATTTAAAGAAAAGGAATATTGTTATTCCTCCTAAAAGAAGAACCTCTAAAAGTGAGAAATACGCAGGAGCCTATGTCAAGGAACCGAAGCCGGGAAAGTATGATTGGGTGGTTAGTTTTGACCTCAATAGCCTGTACCCTCATCTTATTATGCAATACAATATCAGTCCAGAAACCCTCTGGGAGACTAGACATCCCAGCGCGAGCGTTGAGGGGATCTTAAATGAACAAGTATCAATTGACGGCGATTTTGCTGTTTGTGCTAATGGTGCTCAGTACCGTAAAGATGTACGGGGTTTTCTACCAGAATTGATGGAGACCATTTATAATGAACGTACAATTTATAAAAAGAAAATGCTTGCTGCAAAGCAAGAATATGAGGATACAAAGAATCCAAAACTTATAAAGGATATTGCAACCTTTAATAATATTCAGATGGCTCGTAAGATCCAACTGAACTCTGCTTATGGTGCTATTGGTAATGAATACTTTAGATATTATAAGTTGGAGAATGCAGAAGCTATTACTCTATCAGGACAAGTTTCTATTCGATGGATAGAAAATAAACTGAATAAACGCTTGAATAAAATTCTTAAAACGGATGATGATTATGTTATTGCTGTTGATACCGACTCTGTTTATCTTAACTTGGGCCCTTTGGTTGAGGCTGTATACAAGGGGCGAGAGAAAACTAATGAGGGCGTTATTGGGTTCCTTAACAAGGTGTGTGAAAATGAATTTGAGCCTTTTATCGAAAGTTCTTACGAAGCGTTGGCCGGGTATGTCAACGCCTATGCCCAAAAAATGTTCATGAAGAGAGAGAACATTGCTGATCGTGGAATATGGACGGCAAAAAAGAGATACATACTAAACGTGTGGGATAGTGAGGGTGTTCGGTATACCGAACCCAAACTCAAGATGATGGGTATTGAAGCAGTAAAGTCTTCAACACCTGCTCCTTGTCGTCAAATGATCAAGGATGTTCTTAAACTCATCATGACAAAAACTGAGGATGATGTTATCGATTTTATCGATGAGTGTAGGAACAAATTTAATTCCCTTCCACCTGAAGACATTTCTTTTCCAAGAACTGTTAGTAATGTGGACAAATATAAGAGTGTGAATTCCATTTATGGAAAAGGCACTCCAATCCATGCACGTGGAGCACTTCTATTCAATTATTATATTAAAAAGAATAAACTGACTCAGAAATACTCTCTTATTAATAATGGTGAGAAAATTAAGTTCTGTTATTTAAAGAAACCAAATCCATTACAGGAGAATGTGATTTCTTTTATTCAGCAGTTTCCTACAGAACTTAACCTTGACAAATACGTAGATCATGAACTACAATTTGAGAAGTCGTTTCTAGAACCTTTGAAGATTATTCTTGACTCTGTTGGGTGGAGTGCAGAAAAAACTGTAAACTTAGAATCTTTTTTCTCTTAAATGGACTTACCTGTTAACGATCAAGAACTTGCCACAATAGTTAAAGCATTAACATTAGGTGGTGATACCGCATTGTATCAAAAACTTAAGTTAGTCAAAGAAACCAGAGATGAAAATCCTGGTGGTCCATATAAGAAAATATTACGTGAGTCTCATGGTATGGTTATATGATTCTACCAGGAACTACTGTTCTTATTACTAATGAATCTTCTATCTATCGTGGATATAGAGGATTTGTTCAAAGAATAAGTGGTGATCGTGCTGCTGTCCTTTTTGATGACATAAATGGTTGTCCGTGGGAGAAGTTAGTAACTTTTCCCATAAAGGATATTAAAGAGGATACTACTGGAAAACAATTTTATAAGATGAAGTAATGGATTTTTTAAAGGACATTGTAAAGGAAATTGGTGATGACTACACCCAACTCGCAGCGGATATATCAGACAGTGAACAATATGTTGATACGGGTTCGTTGGTTTTTAACGGATTGCTCTCAGGTAGCATTTTTGGTGGGGTATCTAGCAATAAGATTACTGCTATTGCTGGAGAATCTAGTACAGGAAAAACTTTTTTCTCTCTTGCAGTGGCAAAGAACTTTCTGGATACTAACCCCGATGCTTATGTACTCTACTTTGATACTGAGAGTAGCATTACTAGGGCACTTTTAGAGAGTAGAAACATTGATATGAAACGGTTCGTGGTCATCAATGTAGTGACCATTGAAGAGTTTAGAACGAAGGCACTTAAGGCCGTAGATATATATTTAAAGAAGGACATAGAAGATCGCAAACCTTGCATGTTTGTGTTAGACTCCTTGGGAATGCTTTCCACTGAAAAGGAGATCACTGACGCACTCAATGACAAGCAGGTTAGGGATATGACCAAATCCCAACTTGTCAAAGGTGCATTCAGAATGCTCACTCTAAAGCTTGGTCAAGCAAACATTCCACTTATAGTCACAAATCACACTTACGATGTCATCGGTAGTTATGTCCCTACTAAAGAAATGGGAGGGGGCTCTGGTCTCAAATATGCCGCGTCTACGATCATTTATCTCAGCAAGAAAAAGGAAAAGGATCAGAAAGAGGTTGTTGGTAACATTATTAAAGCTAAGACAGCAAAGTCGCGTCTCTCTAGAGAGCATAAAGAAGTAGAGATACGTTTGTATTTTGACGAACGTGGTCTTGACAGATATTATGGACTCTTGGAATTAGGAGAGGTCGGAGGACTGTGGAAGAATGTTGCTGGACGTTATGAAATAAATGGTAAAAAACTTTACGCTAAACAAATCCTTGCAGAACCAGAAACCTATTTTACTCCAGAAGTAATGCAGGCATTGGACGAGACTGCACAGAGAGAGTTTAGCTATGGAGAATAATTTTATTAAAACGTATGATGATTTTCTTTCAGAAAATATATGTTCTCAACTAAGAGATGCTGTAGATGAAGAGAATGAACGAGTAGAAAGAGATAGGAGACCAAATTTTTATCAAAGAAATATTGGTAATTCTCCAGAGTATTCTGGTCTTTATCAAAATTTTACAGATGTGGGGATGAAATATTTTTCTGAGTTAGAATATTCAGAAGATACTTTGCCTGTAAGGTATGGTTTTGAAGAACTTAGAATTAAGAAGTATGAAGTTGGTGATTCATTTGATAAACATATTGATGTATCAGATCATCCTTCTGCAAAGAGGTGGGTTGCCTTTCAGGTTTATCTGAATGATAATTTTGAGGGAGGTGACACTAAGTTTTATATTCCTGATGTTACTATTAAACCAAAAACAGGCACTGTTTTAGTATTTCCGCCTTTATGGACATATCCTCATGCTGGACTTCCTGTTACTAAGGGTGTAAAATACATATTGACTACGTACTTCCACTACATTTAGAATGGATCGGATTGAAAATATTATTCTGAGGAACTTGGTTTTCCGAGAGGAGTATCTGAGGAAGGTACTGCCTTTTCTTGAACCAACTTATTTTAATAATAGAGAAGAAAGACTTATATTTGAACAGATTGCACAGTATACTAAAGATTATAATACTCTTATTACGAAAGAAATATTATCTATTGAGATTGAGAAACGTACTGATATTACTCAGGAAGAACTTGTAAATATCAATAAGACTATTAATGTCTTAGAAGATGCTGAGTCTGATATTGAATGGTTAACTGACTCTACTGAAAAATGGTGTAGAGATCGTGCTATATATTTGGCATTAACAAAATCAATTGAACTTGCTGATGGTCAGGATGACAAACAGGGAAGAGATGCAATACCAGAAATTCTTTCGAAAGCACTTTCAGTTTCATTTGATAATCATATAGGTCATGACTACTTACAAGACTACGAAGAAAGGTACGATTCGTATCACAGGAAAGAAGACCTCATTCCGTTTGATCTCGAATTCTTTAATAAGATTACGAAGGGAGGTATACCGAATAAGACTCTCAACATTGCTCTTGCTGGCACAGGGGTTGGAAAATCTTTATTCATGTGTCATGTGGCTAGCTCTGTTTTACTCCAGGGAAAAAACGTTCTCTACATCACTCTCGAAATGGCAGAGGAGAAGATTGCGGAAAGGATCGATGCGAATTTACTTAATGTCAATATTCAAGATATAGTAGATTTGCCTAAACCTATGTTTGATACTAAGGTTAATAACCTTATTAAAAAGACAAAGGGATCTCTTATAATTAAAGAATATCCTACAGCGTCAGCTCATTCAGGACATTTCAAAGCATTACTTAATGAACTTGCACTTAAGAAGTCTTTTAAACCAGATATAATATTCATTGATTATCTCAACATATGTTCATCTAGTAGATATCGTGGAAACGCAAATGTCAATTCTTACTCGTATATCAAAGCGATTGCAGAAGAACTCCGTGGTCTTGCGGTTGAAGCGAATCTTCCAATTGTATCTGCGACCCAAACCACTCGCAGTGGGTTTGCTAGTTCTGATGTTGATCTTACCGACACCAGCGAGTCCTTTGGTCTACCCGCCACTGCTGATCTTATGTTTGCTCTTATATCTACGGAAGAGTTAGAAGGACTTAATCAGATTATGGTTAAACAATTAAAGAATAGATATAATGATCCTACAGTCAATAAACGTTTTATGGTAGGAATAGATAGGGCAAAGATGAGGTTATATGACTGTGAACAGGCTGCACAAGATGATATCATTGACAATGGACAAGAAGAGGAGTATAATGGAGAGGAAAGGAAAAGTAAGTTTCAAGGTTTTAAATTCTAATCATGTCTAAGACAGATCCCTATCCAGCAGTTGGAACTAATTACAGACCAAATTTTCAACCGAGTACTACAAATAGATCAGTTACTCTTACGAAAGAACAGGTAGAAGAGTTAAAGGATATATTAGGAGGAGTGGTAGATCCATCTCAAAATATTGTTAAACTTTATGATGTGGTATGTAAGTTATGACTAAACAAGTTGATTTTGAAAAGTATAAGTACTTTGTTGATGGTGTAACTAGTGATCCGTCAAAGGATGGTATTGCGTTTATTAGAAGACTACAAGAACTTGAACATGATAGTGATATCCATAGACTTTTAACTGGTGCAGTTGGTATCTGTGCTGAAGGTGGTGAGTTTATGGAGATAGTTAAGAAGATAATATTTCAAGGTAAACCATTTAATGAAGATAATGTTTTTCATATGAAAAGAGAACTGGGCGATATCATGTGGTATGTTGCTCAAGTTTGTATGTCATTAGATGTTACTTTAGATGAAATACTTGAGATGAATGTAGATAAGTTAAAGTCTAGATATCCTGGTGGAGAGTTTGATGTTCATTATTCAGAGAATAGAAAGGAAGGTGACCTCTAAGTTCTAAATACTTAATATTTAAAAGTATTTAAAATGGCTGAGGTATCTGAAGCTTTTTATGGGGGACTTTCTTTCATTAGTGATTTAAAGCATAATCCTAACGCTGAAGAATTTGAGACATATTATCAATTAGCTAAAACTAATTTTGATAAAAATGTTAAAGCTGCAAGTGGTGCAGATAAACAACTTTTTAATAAAACAATAACTTTGCGAGAAGAAGCACCAGGTAACAAGAACGTTGAAGTGAATAAAAATTATGCTGATTGTGCAAAGGCATTATCTGCTGTTATAGCTACTAGAAAAAAGATTAAAGGTATACCTGAGGCTGTGTACATAACTGGTGGTACATGGCCTGCTGCTGTTGATATGTTTAGAATTGATGGCATGGGGATGAAGGATTATAATTCTTCCGATCTTATTTTACAATATGGTAACACATATGTTGGTATTTCTTTAAAGAAAGTGGTGGATCCTGCAGCACCTCCACCAACAATGATTAATATGTCATTTCAGAATATTCTGGATATGAACGATAGTCAGTGGCTTAAGAAATTGGAGGATGATATAAACATAAAACGCCGAGAATATTTTGCTCGGGTTATTAAAGATGCATGTAATTCAGGTGGACCTTTAGAAACTGTTTGTGCAACTGGATTTGCGTCAGAAAAAGTTAATGGACAACCAGCACTTAATAGTCTTGACCCAAGTAAACCAGGTGATGTTAAAAAGATATGGGACATAAAAGTTCCTAGACTGTTGCCTACCTATGATAATAGTGTAGAGATGACTCTTGAACAAAGACTTAAACCTGCGAAATTTTATAAAGATGGTAAGACGCACAAACCTCAAGTGGTAATGATTCCATTGATTAATCTTAAGAATACAAATGAACTTTGGCAGGGAGTTAATAGTCAACTTGGTCCTAAGGCAAAAACCGCTTTTAGAGACTATGTTAATCGGAGTCTTTATTCTGATAAAGGGTCGAAAAAACTTAATCCTTTATTTGCAGACTTTCTTAATATTATGAATCAAAAGCAAGTCGCAGAAAAACTTGCAGATGCTCTTTTGGATAGAACTCTTAAACTTAAATTGATGGATAATCTTGATACTTGGGATAGAGCTAACTTTGAACTTTTTGTAACAACTGGTGCTGGAAATGCAAAGAAAGGTGAAAAACCAACAATAGGAACTGGAACTCTAAAAAATGTTCATAGTTTAATGATTGCATGTCTTGCGTTAAAACATCGACGATCTGTACTTGAGGTAGATGATAGTACAACATTTACAAAAGCAGGTGCTGCAAGACTTGGTTTTAAATTAGTTAAAAAAGGTGCTAGTTTTGGTCAGGGTGACTTACCTATTTTAAATATGGAATTGAGATATAAAGGTAGTTTTACTTCTATGCCTCAGTTTTTGGGTTCAATGACAAAAGACTTTCTTGCTTTTACAAGGACTAATAAAGCAATAAGAACTTTAAGACCGTTACTGAGATTCTAGAGATGAAGAATACTCACTTAGAACACTTAGAAGATAATATTTTGAATGATGGTTCCCGTGGTGGAAGGGAAGCCATTGCCTTTTTGAAATCACTTGGAGATATGTTAGACCAAGGAGGAGCAGACTCTCGTGTAACTGTAAAATGGGATGGTGCTCCTGCTATTATTTGTGGTATTGATCCTTCTAATGGTCAGTTCTTTGTTGGTACAAAGTCTGTCTTTAATAAAGTCAACCCTAAGATCGCATATTCAGAATCAGATGTTGATAATTTATATAATCCAGGACAACTTTCTGAGAAGTTAAAGACTTCTTATAGATATCTTTCTCAACTTGGTATTACTGGAGTTATACAAGGAGACTTGTTATTTACGAATGATAAGTATTATGCAACTGTTGGTGGAGAGAGTTGTATTGCTTTTACTCCTAATACTATTACCTATGCAGTTCCCAGGAATAGTGCATTAGGTGATAAGATTGATCAAGCTGATATGGGAATAGCTTTTCATACCACATATGTTGGATATTCTTTAGGTAGTATGTCTGCTAATTTTGGTGCAAGTGTAGAAGGTAATACTAATGTATTCGTTGCATCTGCAGAGGTCTCTAATGCTTCAGGTGAGGCTAATATGTCATCTTATGAAAAGACCAGATTTAATTCGTTAGTAAATCGTGCATCTGGATCATTAAAACAGTCATCTCGTTTTCTTGATATGATGAGAGGTAATGATAAGTGGTCTTTAAATTATATGCTTAAGATCTTTTTTAATAAGTATGTACGTGAAGGTAAGTCTGGTATGACTGCAAAGAGTACAGCATCAGACTTTGCAGTATTCTTTTCTCAAGCACTTGATAAAGAAAGAGCATCAAAAAAGACAAAAGCTGCCCAAGATAAATATCTAAAGATCAAACATGATGGTCTACGTTTTATTACAGCGAATGAAAATTCTCTCTATATGACTGTTGCTTCGTATTATAATTTACAAGCAGCGAAACAATTTATTATTAATAAACTCCAACTCTTAAATACTTTTGGAACTTTCCTTAAAACCGATGATGGTTATAGAGTGACATCACCAGAAGGTTATGTTGCTATTCGTTCAGGAAGGGCATTAAAATTAGTTGATAGATTAGAGTTTAGTAGAGCAAACTTTACTGCCGCTAAGAATTGGGATAAAGGATGAAAAGTTTTCTTCAATTTATAACCGAAGCAGAGACCCAGGCCTCTAGACAGGCCAAACAGATGGGTCTAGTTAGTGATGGACATGATTGGTATGATAAGGAAGGAAATTTTGTTGCTAAGACTGTTAACGGAAGATTAAAGTTCTTTGGTAAGAGGAGACCACCAACTCCTGATGAAAGAGCTGGTATTATGCAACAACAAGCTGCCGCTGCAGCTGAACAAGAGAAAGCTGAGAAAGAAGAGATAAGGAAGAAAGATAAAGAACCAGTAGATTATACTATTGCTTTTGGAAGGTTTAATCCTCCTACTGCTGGACATGAGAAACTTTTGAATAAAGTTAAACAGGTTGCTGGTAAAGGTGAGTATGCAGTTTTCCCATCAAGGACTGCTGATGGTAAGAAGAATCCATTAGAACCTGATGAAAAGATTGAATATATGCAGTCAATGTTCCCTGATCATGCGGAACGTATTGTAAATGATGATACTGCAAGAACTATTTTTGATGTTTTAAAAACTGTACACCAACAGGGTGTTAAGTCAGTTAATATTGTTGTAGGTGCAGATAGATATAAAGAGTTTGATCGTCTTTCCAAACAATATAATGGTGAACTTTATGATTTTGATAAGATTAATGTTATCAATGCTGGTGAAAGGGATGCTGAGTCTGAAGGTGTAGAAGGAATGTCTGCATCTAAACTTCGTGCTGCTGCAGCAGGAGATAATTTAGATGACTTTATGAAAGGTGTTCCTAAACAGTTTGATAAGAAGGCTGCTGAGAAACTTTTCAATACCTTGCAGAAGAGAATGAAGGTTGAGAAAGTTAAGTCTGAGATGTGGAGGATTGTTCCTAAGTTTGATTTGAAGAATCTTAGAGAGAATTTTATTAAAGGTAAGTTATTCCAAGTTGATGATATAGTAGAGAATGATAATACTGGACTTGTGGGTAAGATCATTCGCAAGGGTACGAATTATATCATTGCAGTGACTGAAAATAATATAATGTTTAAGTCGTGGATACAGAACATTAGTGAGTGGACAGACCGCTCTGGCGTTCCATCAGATCAAAGATTAGTGGGTACAGATTCTTATAGAGAATACGTACAAAGTTTAACAAGTAATGCGATCATCCGTAATTTTATAAATAAATCTAGAAAAAAGAAAAAAAGTAAGTAAGAGAAATGTTTCCTACTGACGACTTGACGAAACACGAGAAATCGATTCAGGATGCGTATCTTTCCATCCATGAAGCTAATCCTGGGGGCGATGCTCCTGACGCTGATGTTACCAAGATGGTAAGACAGGCAGTGTATGATATTCGATACAAAGCACGTAAGGAAGATATTCCTTTAGAGAGGGCATATTCTGCTTATATGGGTCATACCAGTATGGGGCCTAAGGCTCGTGCAATGGTTAAGGCAAAACTTTTTGGAGAGACTGTTGAAGAGGAAGTAATTACAGAGAAGAAAGTAAAGTCAACTCAACCTGAGAAGACAGAAACTAAGAAGGATGGTAAGAGTGCTAAGTTAGAGAAGTATTTGAAGAACCGTAGAACGAAAAGG